AAGAAAGATAAAACTAAAGCTGGATATTGGGCTTGTAGAATTAATAAATATGGACACCTTTGGGGTGGGAAAACTTATCCGGGATTCTGGTAATATATAGAATATGAGATATCTAAAGACATATAAAAATAACATAATATAATGAAACATTTAAAATCATATAAAATTTTTGAAAACACATTCTTTACAATCAGTGATGAGAGAAGAAAAAAACTAATTGATTATATAAATAGTAGTTTAGATGGCAATGATATGGATTTTTCTTCTTGGATATATCAAAATATAATTCGAGGAAAAGAAGAACATACAGAACTTAATAATTTTATTCAAAAGTTATCTCCTAATTGGAAAAAAATACTGGACGAATACTTATTTAAGTACAAAAGTGGTGTAATGAAAATTGGACAGGATGTACAAAATGAGTGGTTTGGTGTAAATTATAATTCAAGTCTTAAACAAAAAGAAGTAAAAGGTGATAAAGAGATAACAAAAAACCTTTATATAACGTTTGAGAAAAGTGAAGACAATTTGAAGAAATGGTTCAATGGACTTGCAACTCTTATAAGTGATTTTTATAAGGCTTGTACAGAAGGTGAATTAAAAAACTCCGCAATTTCTTTCAAGTGTGGATATGATGCTAAACATTTTATAGAAGATAATGACCATTTAAAGTTTTATTGGTATAAAGATGAGGATAAAAGTAAAGTATTAGAAGTATATAATAATTGGTTGAAGAAAACAGGTATCCAAACTAAAAAAAGAGCTTATGATTTTGGAATAGATACTGCAAAAGGTAGTGACAAAAATAGTTTTGGTTTAATGGTTGCAAATAAAGTAAATGACCAGTTTCAGAAATTAAAATCTCAATATGGTAAAAAGTTTACAGCTGAACAATATGTAGATTATATCATAGATATGTTGAATAAAACAAAATTCAAAATTGAGTAATATGATACTTCCATTTCAAGAAACTAAATTAAGTGATAATGAATTTATCAGAGAATTCAAAGTAAATACTGATTCGGGTGAAATGGTTTGGCACCGTGATAGAGAAGATCGTATAGTTGAATCTATAGGTGAAACAGATTGGATGATTCAAATTGACAATGAACTACCTAAAGAAATAAAAGGAGAAGTATTTATACCAATGGGTACTTATCATCGATTAATAAAAGGAAGTAGTGATCTTAAAATTAGACTACGAAAGTTATAATGAATAATCTTTGAGATGTGTGAATCTCCTATTTATGAATTTATTTAACTCAATACACTTTTCATACTCTTCTAAAAGTTGTAATTCAACTACGACTTTTTGTAAATAACTCTTTGAGTATATTTTGAAATCTTCGGTATATGGTTTATCAATCATACACCTATTATAAACATTTATTGGATCCATTTATTCACTTTTTGAACTATAATTCTCTCTAAAAATCTTAATTATCTCATCAAATTCAGAAATTACACCATTTTTGAATTTTTTGTTATCATACTTTTGTTTGAGTATGTACTCTTTAATATAATCCTCATAGTCTAAGTTAATCGAAATATCTGAACCATCTTCTTCAATCGAAGATTCATTTATTTCATCACCATCAACTAATTCTTTTGTGATATCATCGATATACTCAACAGAAGCAAAATTACTCTTTTCAAGTATCATTTCCAATTTTCTTCTTAATTTTCTGTTAGAAATAAGTAGATTATTAGATATAGCAATATCAATATAGTCTTTAGAATCTTTCAGTGATTCAAGAACTTCAACATCTTCTTCATTAACAACTCTAACTTTTTTGAAGACCGGTGATATTTTATTTTCAAAGAATTCCTCCGTATTTTCCTCTGTGTTAAGAACAAAAATTCCTTTTTGATCACCATAGTCATTTCTATCCATCTGAAAATTTGAACCGACAAAAGTAAAATTTTTATTTCTCTGAACTAAATGTATATGTCCTGAATAGACTTTTGAAAATGATTGAAAGTCTTCAATGTCTATTTTATCTGAATTTTTGTGAGCCACGGATGTTAAGTGCATTTTACATCCATTTAGGTCAGAATGACAAAATAGGTAGTCACAATTTTTATTTTCTTTTATTTGTTTTATTTGTTCTAATCTAGAATCAACATATGGCATTAAACATATGTTTTTACCCAGATATTCTATTTGAGTGGTCTTGTCATATATAAAGACATTTGGAATATATCTAAATGGTCTAATTGTATTAATCTCTGAGGCAGACTTAGACCAGAGATCGTGATTTCCAATAATAATATGTAATGGGGCTATTTTAGAAATTTCTTCAACTACATCCATACCATAGTTTAGTAAATTAATTGGAATTACATTTCTATTATCAAAAAGGTCACCTAAATGAACAATAATATCACCTGGTTTCACTTTTTCTTTAAGAAGTGGAATCAAGAATTCTTCAAAGTATTGTTTATGTACCTTGTACCACTTATCAGCTGAATTTGGATAACCTAAACCGATGTGTGTGTCTCCTATTAAGAAAATTTTACTCATATACTATTATATCAGTAAATTCTCAATTGTTTATCCCATTTGATTTCTTCTACTCTCTCTAGCACACTTTTCACAACCACTTCCAGCATAAAGATGTGCATTTGGTGTTTGTTCAAATTCACCGTGGAAAGGACAAACTATAACCACTTTACTTCTACAATTTTCATAGATAACTAGATCATAATTATATTTGAAGTTGTGTAGTATGTTCGATTTATCAACAAAATCTTTACTTTTAATTGTTCTTCGTTTAAGAGATTTCAACTCTTTAACAATAGCCTTTTCTTTTGACTTACAATTTTTGTTGCAGAATTTTCTATCTGGTCTTCCCCACTTAATCTCTTTTTCACAATACCTATAGTTGCACTTCATTTCTTATTTATTAAAAGTGGAAATGGCATTTTTGACAACATAATTTGTTTGATTTGAAATAAAGGGATTACTTAGAAAAATATATAAAGTATAACAAAAAATAATTAAAAAATATATGCCGTTACCACATTTTACACAAGTGATTAACTCTGGCTCACCAGGGGGACCTGGAACATTACCAGATGAGGTTGTTTACTTAAACTTGTTTGAGATAACTTTTATTCTTCCTGTTATCTTACAAGCACAAGGTAGAGATCCTGTATTATTGCTTCAAAACGCAACTAAAATTGACTTAAACCTTACTGAATTTGAAGGTATTGGTACTAAACAACAAAGATTTAAGTATTCAACAAGAGAATTCGTTACAACCCCAACAAAGACCTCTGGAAACTTGAGTATTCCTATTCAGGTCAATGTTAATCAAGCGGGTTCTATGGAAACTTGGAATACCATGAAGTCTTGGTATGATTTAGTATTTAACTCACAAAACGGAGCTCTTCACTATAAATCTGATATTATCGGAACTATTATTGTAAATCAACACGATAAAAAAGGTGTTGTTTTAAGAAGAGTTACTTTTCAAAACTGCCAAATTACTAAATTGCAAGGTTATTCGCTCGACTGGTCATCAAATAACATCATTGAGTCTTCTCAAGCAGATTTCGTTTATGACTATTTCGTTGATGAGTATATCGATCAGAACTTTGGTATTAACCCACCACTTGTTTCTGGATATTAATAATCTATACAAAAACAAAAAACCCACCAAATTGGTGGGTTTTTTGTTTTAGTTATAATTTGGGAGCTGAGAAATTTGAACTCATATTTGACATATTTCTCATCATAGAGTTGGTATCTGGCATACCTTTCGTTTGTTCTCCTTCTTGTTTTTTTCTGTTAGATTCTTCTTCTTCTGCAATTTCATTTACCAATTTGATATTTTCTTCAAACATCCAGAATGGCCAACAATCCATTGCCCATTCTTGTAAATGAAAGTGTTTTTGTAAAAGAAGTTTATTCTTTAATATATGCTTCAAAGGCATTGTGAACAACGAAAATACCTGACGCTCCGGTGGGAAATTGCATGTCGGTGCGGACCTCCTCACCACACTCACAATTTTTCTTCAATTCTTTGATACCAAAGGTCATTTTAGAGATAGCAGCATTTAAAAATTGAAATGAAATATCATCCATTTGCTCAAATTCTTTTACTTTAACCTTAATACCATCATATGTAATTGAAGACCTACCTGGCATCATAAAAGGAATAATTTTTAAGAAAGCCAAATTAGGAGTTCTTTTTTCATTATTTTCTTTAACGATATAATCAGTGAAGGCTTTTTGTAGTCCAATATTAGGAGGAGTAATTTCGAAATATTTACCATTGACGGTCTTGAAATTATAAACACCACCTGATGGTGAGTAATATTTTTCTAACTTTTCATCTATTTCATGAAAAACAAAGTTCTTTCTAAGAAGTTCCAATGAGATGTCAGTCCCACAAGCACCACATCTTGTATTTACACCCAAAGTGTTTCCTTGTTGGAAAGTCAATTCTCTAATCATAAAAACTAAAAATAGTCTGTCTTGATCTTTAACTTCTAAATAAGAACCAATTTTACCATCTGGATATTTTACTCTAACACATGCTTGTAACATATCATTCATTTTCTCAATGATGTCATAGAAGTTGTTATCATCAACCATTGAATAAGCTTGTATTTCTCTTACTTGAGCTGGTCTAACCATTAGAAGAGTACCAACTGGATAAAACTGACCACAAGGTAAATCTCTGATGTCAAGATTAAAATATTGCAAATCATCAGTTCTAGTATTTTGAGGTTGAGGCTGTGGTTGAGCCGTTGAAAATGGAATATCAGAATTGAATGTATTCTGAGGAGTGTTTGTAGTGTCAATTTCACTTAAATGTCTCTTTAAGTATTCTTCTTCTGACATTTCCTGTTTCTTATTATCGGACATATGATTAATTATTTTTTTTATATATTAGATGTAATATCTCCTCTATTATAAATCTTAATATCAAATAAGTTGTATTTAAAATAAAAAAACCCTCAATTTTCTTGAGGGTTTTAATATATTTTTATTATTTTTTAAGAGTTAATAAATCCTCCAGCTGAAATAGCACCTGTTCTCAAAATTGTAATGTTATTTACAATGATACCCATACCCTTAATAGGTTCTACATATGTATCGAGAACACCGATTTGATTATCAATAATTTCAGCGGTGTTATTTTCATCATCCATCTTATTAAAGTAATTGAATAAACCATTTTTACTTACATAAGTTTCACAGATAACGTCAGCTCTTAATTTAATTTCAGCTCTTACGTCTGGTGTATTAAATTTCCACTGGAAGTCTAACAACATTCTAGAAAGTTCTCTTTCAAGTTCGATAAGAACCTCTCTAACGTGAATGTAAGATAGAGCACTTCTGTAAAGAGTTTGAGCTGTATTTTCAGTTTCAATCACATATCCTCTGTTTCTTTTGAAAACTAATGGGTTCATTTGAGCCTGATTTAAGTTCTCGATATCTTCTGGTGTGTACATCATTTCTAAGTCAACGATATTTGTGATTCTACCATTTGTTACACCAGCTGCGATTGTCCATGGTGTGATATTTCCAACATTAGAGATGTGTTTTCTCATATATGTTGTAGCCACAAATGGTGCTGGTGGATGCTCAAGTGGTCTTCCATTATCATTCACAATAACATATGGTGAGAAGTAACCTACACAAGTAGAACCTGCACCATCACCGAATGAGTAAAGGAATGCTGGGTTACTTTCTGGGTCACCACCACTTGCGATGAATGATGTTTGAAGTACGCCTTCAGAATTTACGAATGTAGGAGAAGAAGAGTTTTTGAAACTTCTTAAAGATGGCATGTTGATGAAACCAAATGCATCTAATCTCTCACCACAAATATCAACTAATTGTTGTTTGCTTCTTTCTGTAAGACCTAATCCAAATGCATCAATTAAGTACCTAAAATCAATTGCCTCTTTGTTTGTAACTGCTTTGAACAATGGTGTTCCTTTTGCTACTAAATTAAGGATTTGATTTTGTCTTGTTTCTGTTCCGTCAGGTAAAGAAGCTTGTCTGATTCTAAATCCAGTAAGAGCAATTGCCTTATAAGTTGTAGCGTATTGGTCGATAGTTGAATATCTTGTAGTCTGTAAGTCACCACCAAAATTCGTAACTGCGATTCTTGAATCACAAGTTATCTCTGCTAAACTAGCATCACCTGAATAAGCTCTCTTACTTAAAATTCTTGTAAGTCTTCTTGGTGATTCACCAACTTGTAAAGCTGATGAATCGTAGTAAGCTTCTAAGAAATCTCCAACTTTTACTTCTGTATATCTGTCTCCTTTAACTAATACTTTATTAGGTACTTGTACGTATCCAGATGGAACTTCAATTTCAAGTGTTTGTCTAAAGTTAGTTTTTTCAGACTGAATATAGAATGTATTATTTGCTTGTGGGTCTGCATCTACATCAGCATCTAAAGCTGAATCTTTGAATTCAACACTTAATATACCATCATTATCTAAGAACATTCTTAAATAGTGTCTTGTCAAATAATCATATACTAATGTTTGTTGAGTAATTAATTCATATTCTACTTCTTCATTAACTTGATAAGCGTAGTATTGAGAACCAGCGAAACCAAGTGAGTTAGCTAATGAGTTTGGTGTTTGTAATGGACTGACAGCATTTTGAACAATTGTAAATGCTCCTTTGTTTAACTCAGAACCTGGGAATTGAAGTTTTTCAAATACCTGAAGGTCAATCTGAGTTGAGAAGTTAGCCACATTAGACTGGAATATAACATAGTCATATCCAGCGTAAGATGATGTTGCTGAAGTTGCGGTTTCACCATCAATAAATATTACACTAACAGATGCTCCAGGACCACCAGCTGTTGGTACTAAAGAGTTCACAACACCAGATGAATCAACATATAGTCTATTATCGTAAAAATAATCTTTGGTATTGATTAGACCATCAAAGAATCTTGTGTAGAAAGTAGAGTATTTAGCAACAACTCCGAAGTTACTACCATCAGCTACTTCATTTTTAGTAACTACACCTTCTTTACCTAGTAAGAATTCGTTATCTTCTGTGTAAAGTACGAAGTAACCATCTAAAATATCAACTAACTCAGCCGAAGTCAAGTCTGTTGTTAATGTGAATGCTTTATTCTGTGTTGTTGATGTAACGATATCAGAAATTGTAACATTCTCTAAACTGTATTTATCATCGTTATTTGATGGTCCTAATAACATAGCACTTCTGTTTTTATTTGGACTATCAATAATATTAACTAATCTGTTGTATAATTTGAATCTTCTGTATTGTGCATAATTAGTTACTGATTGTACAGTATTTGTACCAGGGAACTCAACTTTCAACACACCAGGAGTTGTCTCAGAAATATAGTAGTCATCTGTTGATGCTGTACCAAAACTATAATCAACAAAACCACCTGTTCCAACATTAACATCAGTAACAGCAAGGGCTCCAGTATTCACGAACACACCACTGGTAATGTCGAATTCAACATATCCTAATACGATGTCATTAGCAGAAACAGCTGGATTAGTATTCGCAGTAAGACTACTTACTACACTAATTTCACCAGTTGAGTCTAATATAAACGCTGATACATAAGAAGCAGTGGAAGTAGATACCGTATAATCAGTAGAACTTATCGTCATAGCTGCTGTAGCAGAAACTGGAACAAAAGTATCTCCAATTATTGCGAATGAACCAGCACTTACATCATAAGTTACTGTCATTGATGTAGTACCAGAAGTAAATGTTGGGTTTGAGTTATTAAGTGTAACACCATAAACTGAACCTTCAGCAAACCACGCTGTTCTATTATCCTCGTTTAATACGATACCACTTGTTAGAGCTGGATCAACAGCGCTATCTGGACCAGTACTAAGACCAGCGAATGCGTGGTCTGGTTGGTTAATATAACCATATCCTGACCAAACTCCTCCTAACATTCCAGTTACGTTTCCTGGTAAGTCAAGAGGTGTGTTAGTTATAACTACAGACTCAGTGATTGTTTCTTTGTATGATAAGAAGTCTATGTCTGTCTTTTCTTGACCAACTAGTGTATTACCAATTAAATCAACTAATCCAGTATAAAAATCTTTTTCAACTAAGTCGTTATTGAATGCACAGAATAGACCAGTTCTATCTGTATCTCTGTTAATTGTTGTTTCGATAAAAATATTTCTACCCTCTAAATCTCTAAAATATGGAATTAAAGAAAGACCCTCATAATATGCCAAAAGTGTGATATTTCTATCATTTGCAAAATTTCTAAGTTGGTCTTTTCTTAGACCCGAAGAATTGAAATATGAAGACCATCTTGTACTAACCGCCAGTTCTTGATAGTTTGACCAGTCACCACCAACAACAACTACATCAACTAAGTAGTCAGAAGCGTAATCATTTGGATTAACATAAGGTGGCATTTTTTCAACTGAACCATACCACTCCAAAAGTGTTCTATCGAAACCAGTTCTTGAAGATTTAACAATAAACGCAGTAATTGTTCTATCAGAAAGGTTAGTAATATTGAATGCTCTTTCTGAATATCCAGTGTTGTTTTTTGTGAGGTTTATAAATGCCTCTGTATCTCTTTTCCAGAAACCAGTAGTGTCGAAGAATCTTCTATAAGGACCTTCTCTCTCGATATCATTTAGATAACCAGCAGATGTTGAAAGTGATTTGTATTCGATAACATCTAATGTGTCATCTGTTACAAGTAAATTCATTGCGAATACTGGTGCTGTTTCTAACATCTTAGAAACTGTTCTATGAAAGAAAGAACCCTTTCTTTCTAAACCTCTATCTAGCTGACCGAAAACAGCCTCAAATTCTCCAACAGTTGTAACTCTGATTGGAGTATTAACTGGTCCTTTTTTAGACACGCCAATTATTAAATTTGTGATGCCCTCAACAACTGGACTAGAGATTACTGATTGGTCAAATTCTTCTATGAAGATTCCTGGTCTTTTGTATTTTCCAATTTGAATAGCCATATTATTTCAATTTTTTTTATTTTAGTATATATATAAAAAACAAAAAATCACATTTTTTCTTTTTTTTGTTCTTCATCGTTTATTTTTTTGATAAATTCATCTATCTCTTTCTTTTGTTCAACCATTTTTTGTTCTAAGGCTTTCTTTTTCTCGTCTATTTCTTTCTGTAGTTCAGTAATTTCCTTAGATTTATCAGCAAGTCTATTATTTATGTCAGAAATAGTAGAAGAAATATTGACTTTGACATCAGCATCCTTAGTTAGACTTAGTTGTTGGTTGAAATCATCAAGTTTAATTTTATCTAAAGCTCTTTTGTTCTGAATATCATCAACTTTTCTCATCATCTTAGATACTTCAGCGTAATCAACTAAGAATGGATTTCTGTCAGCACCTTCCCCGGCATCTTCTTTTCCCAAAAGATTCTGAAGTTCTATTGATATTTGTTTATCATCCTTCTTCAAATCTTTAAAAATAGCATCTATTTGAGATTTTTTCTGAGTATATTCAGTCATATACCCTTCCAATTTGTTCATTTTTTCTTTAGACATTTTAACATCTTCTGTATCTGTGTCGTTGATTTCTACCTTTTCGTTGAACTTTGTATATGTTTTAAGATATCTCATTATTGTAATTTAGTAACTGGTACGAAGTCTCCATCGTATTTTTTATTAGTAAGTGTTCTAATATCTTTGAATCCACCAACTGAATCTATAGATAATTTTAATTTAGACGCATCAGTTGTCTTAAATAGATCTTCTACTTTACCATCATCAGAAAGCTTACCTAAAAAGAAACTATTTTTTACATCTACACTATTAGCTTTTTCACCTTGACTAATTTGTCCCTTTTCAGACTTTATACTACTTATTGAAATTTTTCTGTTAAGTAACATATCTGAGAATGATTTAACATCCATCTTTGTGGCAAAAATACCTTTATTTCCTTTAACTTTGTCTAAAACAGCACCTTGCTTACCTGCTTGTATATCAGGAACTCCTTTAACTTGATCTTTGCAATATTGTAAGAAATAAAAGAAAGTTCTTGAATAAACGATATAAATATCATTTCCTGTTTGTTCTTGTACAAAACCATATATAATGGAGTCTTTTCCATCAGCATTTATACCCTTCAATTGAAATAACTTTCCTTCAAATTCTTTATTTTTGACAAAGTCTGAATCTTTTAAATTATTCATTGAGATAAAACTGAAATTTGGAGTAGGTATCTTTATAGACACCTCAGCATTACTTTCAACATCAAGTAGTCCTGTTTTAGGATCTTTTTCTGAAATATCACTACCCTTTACATCCTTAAACTCATCAATGTCACCAAAATACTTAGCAAGAAATTTCTTTTGAGCCCCAGCGCCGTTACTTCCACCATCACCTTGATAAAGTTCTTCACCATCTAACATATCAGTCATAAATTGTCTTAAAGCCACTCCAACTTTAGGATACTCTTTATTACCAACTCTAATCTTAGTTTCTGCATCAAAAATAGGTTGATACTTTCTCTCAGACATCACATCTAATACTGCATTTTCCCAGATATTAAATATCTTTTTATTTCTATAAGGTCCATCTGCTGTGGCGCTCATTGAATCACCACCGAAGGCATCATACTCAGCGTAAGTAACTCTATCAACTCTACCATCACTTCTACCACCAGGTATAACTGGTACAGTGTGAAGTTTATAAGCCCTATTAAAAAGTTTAACTATTCTAATAATTGGGTCTATACCATCAATTGTTACACTTTTCTGTTCTTCTCCGATTTTATCCATATTTTTAGAAATTTTATCAATCTCTGTCTTATTGATAACCCAAGCATCAAAATTAAAAGTCTTCCCAAAAAAGTCAATAATCTTATCAGAAGTTGTTTCTGTTTTCAAATCTTTTGGTTTTCCTTCATCTTCTTTAGTCTGTGCCTCGTCACCTTCCGCTTCTCTTATTAGTCTAACATAGTCAGAATAATTTCTTAAGAAACTTTCTTTAGTAGCTTCTGGTTTTTCTTCTTTAGATTTAAGAATAGGTTTTAAGGTATCCACAAATTGTTTTAATGCTTTTCCAAAATCACCTAATCCACCATATAAATTCTGACCATCAAATTGTAATGCCCTCTTTGAAAATCTTGCCAATTTCTCAGCCACTATGACTTTCTTATTTTTGTCTTTTAACACATCAATACTTTCTTTGAACAACACATCCTTTTCTTGTATAGTAGCCTTCTTATCACCAACTAAATATCTTCTTACCTCAGAATATAAACTCCTGATTATTTTTCTATTTTCTTCGTCTTTTGAGTTATTAGTTATTTGATCTAAAAATTCAGCAGAAATACCTAAACCCTTTTCTTTATCAGATATTAATACTTCTAAATCCTTTTTAATTTTACCAAAAGCTTGTGTTAGTTGGTCTTCACCTGATTTTACATTGGATCTGTCTTTTCCACCACCTGTAGCAAATGTTGCTTCAAAAATATAATTCTCAT